ATGGGTTTTGAACAACTTGCCGAGCTGAGAGACCGTCTGCGCGCACAGGCGGCGCAGGCGAAACCGGCTCAAACCAAAAGCTCCGCGGGACGCGCGAAGAAACGTGAAGCCGTCGAGCCGGGAGTCGAGGCTATCTGGAGGCTGCAACGGCATTTCCCGCTGGCGTTTCCGAAAAGCCCCGCGGCCAAGGTTCCGCTCAAGCAGGGCATCCTCCAGGATGCGCAGCAGCACCTCGAGCTACTGGGAATCACCGCCGAACAACTGAAACAGGCCATCGCCACCTGGTGCCAGGGCAGCCGCTACTGGAGTTGCATGGTGGAAGATGCGCCGCGGCTGGATCTGCAAGGCCAGGTTGCCGGCAAGGTAACCGCCGAGCAGGCGGTGTATGCGCGGCGGCAGGCGTCTCGCCGGCAGCGCGAGCAGATGCGCGAGAAGCGCGCCAAGCGTGCCCAGGCAGGTAGCGAAGCGCCGGCCGCCACGGAGGCGCCGACGCCTGAAGCGCCCGCAACCGAAGCGAGTCCCGAGGCGAACTGATCGCCGGGGCAGGGCGCGTCGGATCCTGGCGCGCTCTTCGGTTGCCGGTCGCCGCGGGGCCCATTTCGCGGACGTCTGGGCCCGTTTCTCCCGGCTTGTGCTACGCAATAGCCTGATCTGCAAAGTTTTTTTCGTAGAGCGCTTGCCAAGCCCGGCGAATCCGTCCATAATTGCGTCCATTCCAGCGATGGGTGAGCTAAAAATCTTTTGAAATCAAAGGGTTATAAGTTCAAAATCGCACCAGGAAAGAGATTTCAGCGATATGCCAAACGCATGTCGCTTCGCTCAAGGCTGAGTAGCAGAGTGGTTATGCACCGGATTGCAAATCCGTGAACGCCGGTTCGATTCCGACCTCAGCCTCCAACAGGAAAGCCCCGTAGCTCAGTGAGTTACGGGGCTTTTTTCTTGCCCAGGAAAGCGGATCATTTCCGCAATTCTCCGAACATTTCCGCAACTCCTCCTCACTTCGTCGGGCTTACCACCTCGCCGACGCGTCGGTAAACGTTCTTCGTGATCTGTTCCTTTGTGTGGCCAAGCAGCTTGCTTGCGTCGGCCAGGTTCTCGATTTCGCTGGCTGCCTTGGGGCGAATATCGCTGAAGCGGAACTGCTTGATTCGTTCAGCAAGCGGCTCGTCTCGGGCGGCCACTGCTTGGGCGGCGGCTTCTGCTCGCGCCTCGTCCCAGCGATTTCGCATCATGGCGTAGCTCATGCGGAGGCCTGATGGGTTCGTGATGAGGCGCGAACTGGTAATGCCGGCCAGTTTCCGGCGCTCGAACAGGCCGTCGATGAACACGCCCAGCCCTGTTGGCTGTTCGCCATCGAGCAAGCGAATCCTGAGCTTCTTTCCTGTCTTGCCCTGGGCAACCAGCAGGAACTCGCCTGCCAGATCGCCTGTTGAGACTTTCAGCGTGTCCGCAGGTCGCTGGCCGGTGAGATAGGCTAGATCCATCGCATCTCGAAGCTCCTGGCAGGCGTGAGCGTAGACCGCTTCCCAGACATCGTCGGAGGCATAGTAGTCCCTGGCCTTCTCCTTGTTCCGTCGCACCCGGGCGCAGGGGTTTTCGCCATCGATGTAGCCCCACTCCCTCGCGAGCGTGAAGACATGCGAGAGTAGTGCTATCTCCCGGTTTCCACGAGTTTTCGCCGTCCTGGCATCGCGGTACTGGGCGACCACCTGAGGAGTAATTGCCGTGATCGGCGCGCTATCAAAGGCTTTCCGTAGTTGCCTCAGTTCGGCTTGATTGTCCGATTGGGTACGCGGCGCCTTCGTCGGGACGACCTCGCGCTCGTAGCGATCGAACAGTTCTTTCATGTAGCGCACGATCTTCGGCGTTGTCGTCCGCTCGAGGCGAGCCCATTCGACGCGCGCCTCGTTCAGGTCGCTACCCAGCGGAATCTCCTTTCGATTTCCCTCCTCGTCTCGGCCGTTGTAGTAGTAGCCGATCCAGACTTTCCCCGATTTCAATTTTCGGACACGCTTCAACATGCGGGGCGGCATGTCTCGGTTCGTAGACTTCGGCCGCATATCAGGACACGTTCGACAGGTCGAGCGACCAGGCGGGGTCGGAAACTGTGGTTTTTGTGGGATGAACGCCTGCCAGACGCAACCGTGCATACACCCGTCCGACTATGGGGCGGCCCGCTGCGTTGGTTTCATAGTTCCAATGGTGATTTTCGAGCCATTCGATCTGTTTGCTCACGACCTTCTTTCCAACTAATTCAGTGAGTTCGTCAGGGGATAGAAACTCGGAAAGGGACATCGCTGTTCCCTCATGAAATAGCGGCCCTTTCCGTTGGGCCGCGGCATGGATGATTTCAGGTAGGATGTACCGGCTCACCGGTGACGGGACCAGCCTTGGCGGGCATGTGCCCCTGATCCGGTGGGCCTCCGCTGGGGAAGTGCGATGCCTGGTTTCTGCTTCATCCGAAGCGCCCCGTCTGCCAGACCGCCAGCGTGCGGAGGATCGGGAATATCTCCACCAGCCCCACCACGGCCAGGCCGAGGGCGGCGATGATGCCGAGGGCGGTCAGTGCTCTACGCATCGCGCGGCCCTCCCTGGTCCGCCGCTGCCCGGTCTAGCCGTTCGATCTCGGCCAGCGCCAGGGCGCAGGCCTTTACCAGGTCGCGTCGTGCGGTGCTCGGCTTCCACCACTGTTCATCCCAGGGCCATGCCAGCGACACCAGCAGGGCGGCGGTTCCATCGTTCGGAGCGCTGGAGCCGGCCAGGGCGTAGCAGGCGGAGGCGCGGGCCATCTGGCCGTGGCTGTGCTCGTCGTCGTGCTCCGGCGTCCATCCCTCGGCGGTGATCTGCCGGCGTCGTTCGGCTTGAACGTCGAGCCATGCCTGCGGCACTTCTTTGCCGGGCGCGGCGGCGAGCAGCCCGCACACGTCCACCAGCATCATGGACATGTTGGCCACGTCAGCGGCGTACTCGACGATGCCCGCCGTGTCGTTGCCCTTGGTCGCCTTCTGGAGCTTGCCCAAGTGGTAGTAGATTTCCAGCAGGGCAGTCTTGCGGTCCATCTGCAGCCAGCCTGGGCGGTCTCCTTTCCCGGCGTTGGCGTGCAGCTCATGCTCCATGCTTTTCAGGAACGGCAGCAGCACTTCGTCGTACTTTCCCGGCCCGCTGTGCTGAGCCTGGGCGACCGCCAACGCCTTGTTGAGCCGGAACCCTTCGTGCACCCAGTCCGTCAACTTCCCTTCCAGCTCTGCGACCCTGGCCAGGGCGGCGTCACGCTCCGCCGTGCGGACCGAAACCAGACCATCAAGGCGAGCAATTTCCGCTTCCCGTTCTCTGATTTCGTTCTGTAATGCCCGGTACGTTTCCTGGCCAGCATCCATGTAATCGTTCTTGTGCTGGTGGAGTTGGGTGATCACCGCTCGCAGCTCCCCGACGATGCGGTCGTGCTGTTCGAATAGGTCAGCGGCTTTCTCGGCGTACTCGACGATGGAAACGTCGCACCCTGTATCGCGGCCTTCGGCATCCTCGAAGCGCAGATCAACGTTGTCTCCGTCGATGTCTTCAGCGTCCATAGCGCCGATGTTGCGCAGGACGAACGCGACTTCTGCTACCTCCGGCCGCTCCGCCTGCTTGGCCTGCGCCTGGGCGGAGAGGTGTGGTGCGAACTCTTCAAGGCTGCTGCAACCGTCCGGCGAGTGATGGCCCTCGGTCATCGGCATGCCGCAGAGGCATCCGATTACCGGAGCTTCCTCTGGCTGCACTGGGGAGGGTTGCTCACGCTCTGCGTCGGCGTGATGGATGAAGGTCATTCCCAGCGCCTTGGCGATGTACACCTCAAGCGCAGCGCCTTTCGACTTCGACCAGCCAGGCAGCAGGAAGATAGCTTCACAGGTGGACAGGCGGCTGATGTCGTAGCGGAGATAATCCTGCCACTCAGCACCATCCACAACGCCATGGTCTGCCGGGTTTTCGACGTGGTAGCCAAGTCCGCGCAGTGCTTCGGCCTGAGCGTTGAACGCCGGGAAGTTGCAATCCTTGTAGCCAGTCATCGGGCCGGCAATGTAGATGCGACGCTCACGGCTTGCGCTGAGTTGCACGCCAGCCGGGGAGGGTTGCGCTTGCGCAGTGACGCGCATATTTGGGCAAGGTAATCCGCTATTGCCGTGATAGCCTCCGCACGCAAGACAACGCATAGGGGAGGGTTGCGCCAGGGCGGCGCGGGCTTGCCAGCCAGTCCATCCGCCATCATCGAATGGGGTTCCGTAGGCGTCCTGGTCGTAATCAGCACGACATACCGGCCTACCCATTGCAGCAAAAGCAGCCTCAAACGCCGCACGCTCATCCCCGCCTGCCTGCTCTACCGGTGCCTTGTTCAGTTCCTTGCTCACAATCCCTTCTCCTGCCGCTCAATAGCAGCGATGAATTCGACAATCTCTGTGCTGAGGTCCATGGCGCCAATGCTGTTGTGGACCCCGACGTAGCGGTTTGCGCGCTTCAGAAGGAGCACCGCTGTGCGCAGGCCGGAGTCACGCTTGGTCTTCGCCTTGACTTCCATCATCCACCTCCGGGTAGACCTGAACGCCCTCGGCGCCCTGGGCCTGGTTGATCGCTATCTGCCTCACCGCTCTCGCGAATAGCAGAATGTCGTCTGGGGTCATGAGCTGGCTTTCTTCGGGCCAGCCGGTGACCGTCACACCGCCAGGGCGGTGATGCGCTGTTAGCTGGTGCATGGGGTTATTCCTGTTCGGTCAGGGATGGCAGACTTCGACGACGCGGTGATAGTCGCCACGGAAGGGCATGGCCTTGTAGCCCTGGTTCATGGGGTAGATTCCCCAGGACTGGCGAGAGCAGGCCGCCATCATCGCCGCGTACTTGATGACCTCGATGACGTCTTTCTTGATGTACATGACATGGCCCTCATGCACTCATCGCCGATTTGATCTGCGCTGAGTGGCTGCGGCTGACAGGTATCCAGTTCTCGGTTCCGAGCAGCAGCACTTCGCCGGCCTGGGTGTCGTCTGGCCGGCGCTTGAACCTGCTGATCAGAGACCGGCGAACCAGGGCCTTACGGTGGGTGCGGATGAACTCGGCGGAGAACTCTGATTCCAGGGCCTTGAGCGCATCGCTCAGAACCAGAAAGCCTTCCCGGTAGTACGCAATGACGTACTTATCCTCGGCGACGAAGTGGGTGATCTGCTCAATCGGGATTTCCTTGGAATGTTTGCCGCATGTGGCTTTGAGTACGGTTCTCATGCTGCCATCCTCCCGCGCATATCGGCTTCCAGTTCGGCCAACTCTTCCAGGAACGCTTTAACCTCGGACTCCATCTCGCGAATGCGTTCCTCGTCGCGGTGGTAGCGGAAGCACACGTACTGCAATTCATCAGGCAGACGGTCGTCGAAGCTCACGAAGTCGACCCACTCGCGGCCGCTGCATGACATTTGGGCGAGCATCTGCCACTCGTACTGTGGGTCGTGCTTGCCCGACTGCATCGTGTAGATGTGGGTTGCGGTAGACGGGCATTTAATCTCGACGAGCCCATGCTCCCCCGCGAGGCCATCTGGCGACGCGCCAAATCCATCGATTCGCGGATGGATGATCAGGCCTGTTTCGATCGTCATTACGCCTGCATTGAACTCGTATGCCGAGCGGGCAATCGGCTCCAGGTCGGTACCACGCTGCATTGCGGCGCTGGTGAATCCTTCCTCGCGCTTGCCGGTCAGGCGCTCGCACAGGAGCTGCATCATGTAGTTCTGGCGGGTAGCAGAAGGGGCGCCACTGCGCCCCTTTGCCATCACATCCTTGACCTTGCTGGCCGTCACCCGCCCCAGGCGCTGTGCGAACCATTCATCACTACGCTGCTCGATCATCGCCGGTCTCCTCGAATTCAACGTCTATAGGGGCGTCCAGCAGTTCTTTCTTCCGCTGGTCCTTGGCCGCCGTAAGCTGGTCGCGCGCGCCCTTTGTCTTGTAGGCTTTCCAGGCATTGCTGAATGCTGACTGCAAGTCTTCCATTGTTGGGGAGTCCTTGATGAGGCAGATCGCCTCGCTGACGTCCTCGTACTGTTCTGCGGGAGTGACGTCTCGTTCAACGATCCGCTCGGCCTCGTCCTGGTCGTATATGCCGGCGAACCCGAACGCGAGGCGTGCGCACTGGATCATTGCCTTGTGGCGAAGCATCCGGCGCGGATGGGACTGCCAAGGCTGGGTGTTCCGCTTGCACTCGGCCATGTACTCAGTCGCGCTGATGGCATGGCTGCGGTCCTTCCGATAGATCTTGCAGGTGCATTCGGTTCCCTGCTGGTCCATTGAGAATTCCATGCCATCGAACTGTGGGTTCTCGTTGATGATCCGAGCCCAGCCATCCACGCCAACAACTGGCACGATGCCGTTGTTCTTGTCGGGGAATGCGTACAACTCCTTGGTGAAGGGGTTCAGTTTGTACTGGTCTGCCACGATCAGCAGGGCGACCATCTGCGAATCATTGACCTGGCCCTTGAAACAGGTCTGCTTGAGCGTGTTCGCCACTTCTTCAGGCGTGGTACCCATCTCGTAGCGCGTGGCGAACTTCGTCAGGAGCGGTGTTAGTGCAGTTCCCATGTGAACCTCAATAGTTGATCGTGATGTGAGGAACCTTGCGCTGAGCGATCAGGGTGATCGCCTGCTTGGCGCATTCCTCGGGCATGCCACCGGCGATAAGAGCCGCCAGCGCTTCGTTGTTGATGGCTTTCTTGTGCGCCTTGTCGGCTTCGCGTGCAGCAGCCTCGCGTTCGATGCGGGCCTGCTCATCGGCCTGCCGTTTGCGTTCTGCCGCTGCGGCTTCTTCAGCGCGACGTTGCGCATCACGCTCAGCCTGCTCGGCGCGTTGCTGTGCTTCCAACTTCTCGCGCTCCGCCTTCTCGGCAGCGAGTCGCAGTTCCAGTTCCCGGCGCTCGGCGGCAGCCTTTGCCTCGGTTTCGCGGCGAGCGGCGGCTTCGCGTTCTTCCTGGGCGCGTCGTTCCGCTGCAAGGCGCTCGGCCTCGGCTGCTTCGCGGGCAATGCGTTCCTCGCGCTCTTTCTGCTCGCGAGCAGCAGCTTCGGCGCGCAGTCGCTCCAGTTCGGCCTGCTCGGCTTCATACTTCTCGCGTGCAACGAGGGCTTCGCGCAGCGCGGCCAGGGCCTTGTCCTTGGTACGGGAGGCCTCGGTTTCGAACTCTTCCCAGTCCTCGCCAATCAAGAGACCTTCCAGCCATTCAATGTTGGCTTTCAACTCGGTCGAATCTAGGTCGCGGCATTCCAGGCGCAGGTTGATCTGATCGATGCCGGCCTGGTGTTTGGCCTTGCGCATTTCCTCGCGCTGCTCCCACTCCGTTAGCGGCTGGCGTACCTCCGCCTGCCAGGAGTCCAGAAGGTCACGCATGCGCTTACGCTCGGCATCGACCTTCTTGGGCACTTCCTTCAGCTCGGCGACCAGTTCCTTGCCTACATTGTCCAGCGCCGTCTTAGAGCGGGCGACCTTGTAGGCGATGGAGGCGATGGCCTCTCTGCCCTTGCGGGTAGTGACGTCTGGCACGAAGCCGTCGATCTCTTCGCGAATCTTGGCCAGGAACGGGTCAAGGCCATTGGCGGCCGAGTAGACTTGGAGTGCGGTTTCTTTGGCCGGCACTTCGACCAGTTGGGTTTCTGCGGACATGAGTGATCCTCGCCGCGCATGCGCAGCCAGTGAAGGGAGAGGTTAAGTGGTTGCCTTGGCGGATTACCGGCCTGCTGCGGACAGGTGCGTAGCTTCTGCGGTGATGATGCCTCCCCAGATCGGGCCGGCTGCCAGGATGAAGAGGTACAGCAGGCCGCCGAAAAGGCTGCCTAGCCAGATTGCTGTGCGGCGGGTGTTCATAGCCCTGCCACCTCAACAAACGCCACGGCGAACATGAACACGCTGCCCACAAAAAAGCCGCCGAAGATCAGGACTTGGGCGGCCTCTTTCAGGTCTATGGTGATGGTCATGGCGTGCGCTCCATGGCTGGCTTGATGCAGTCAATCGCTGCGCGTATGTCGCGGTATGGGCCGTCGATCAACCAGCGATTTCCTTCGTGGATGCCTTCAAATCCATAGGCCTCGCAAAGAGCGTCGAGCTTGTTCAGTCGCTCTACATCAGCCTCAGCAGCGCGCAGGCGAGCGATCAGGCCAAGTATCTCCTCTGCTGGAGTGTTGATATTTACATCCGTCAACACTGGCTCGTTACAGCAGACTTCCTCGCGCGCGCTCATGTATTCGGCCCCGGATTTGAAATTGCCACAACAGACGAATGCCCTCTTGTGGCAGTACTCTTCCAACTCCGCCAATTGCTCATCACTGATCGATTGCACGATAGGGGTTGTCATTTCCCTTCCTCCTGGCGGCGGTAGCCGGCGTCAAATAGCGCGTAAAGCGTAGGGTACTGATATGGAACTCCTTGAATTGACATAGCCATATCACCGACTGCCTTCTCCCGCTCCTCGGCGGCGATCTGCTCAGGGGTTCGGAGCGGGCGGAAAGCAGGAAGAGATCCGAATTTCAAAACGGCATATGACCCGTACTGCCCCTTTCTTTTGCCTTCGCACCAACGGAATACGACACGGCCCTCGTCGTGAGCGAGTATCTTGGCTCGAAAGTACGCAATATCGGCGCCGTCCCAGATGGCCTCGGCCTCAATGCCAATCGGAGGAAAGCCTTGGCCGTCCCATGAGGTAGGCACAAGCCGCGGAACGGAATCTTCAATGAGGGACTTGCCTTCTTCTGGGTTGCAATACCTCATCCAAAAGGGAGGGCAGAAGTACATCGGTATCTCGCCATCCTTCAGCCACGGGTAGGCGAGTTTTTGGTTGTAGTGCGTCGCACCCTCTGGTGCCTTGTTCCAGTCAATGCTCATCAGTTTTCGCGGGAAACCCCGTACTTCTAGTGCGGGGTAGGGATAGCACGGCGCTCGCAGAGCGCCCCTGTTCCCGCCTCCTCCGTTTCGTCGTGACTACCTTTACATTAACGATGGTAAAATGTGACGCATGGCTAACCGTGCGTACAAATACCGTTTCTATCCGACTTCTGAGCAGGCGCAATTGCTAGCTCAGACGTTCGGCTGTACGCGCTTCGTCTACAACTATGTCCTACGCTGGCGAACCGATGCGTTCTTCCAGCGGCAGGAGAAGGTCGGGTATCTGGAGGCCAACGCGGCACTCACCAGGCTCAAGCGCTCCGGCGAGTTTCCGTGGCTGAACGAGGTCTCCTGCGTCCCCTTGCAGCAGTGCCTTCGCCACCAGCAGTCCGCCTTCAAAAACTTCTTTGCAGGCCGCACGAAGTACCCTGCGTACAAAAGCAAGAAGCATCGGCAGTCCGCTGAGTTCACCCGGTCGGCGTTCAGCTACCGGGACGGCAAGCTGTACCTGGCCAAGTCCAGGACTCCTCTTGATATACGCTGGAGCAGACCGCTTCCGAGCGAGCCTTCCACCGTCACCGTTTCGAGGGACTCCGCAGGCCGCTACTATGTGTCTTGCCTCTGCGAGTTCGAGTTCGAGGCTCTGCCCGTCACGCCGAAGATGATCGGTATCGACCTGGGCCTGAAAGACCTGTTCGTCACCAGCGATGGCGAACGGATCGGCAATCCCCGCCATACCGCGAAATACGCAGCTCGCCTAGCTAAGGCGCAGCGTAGGCTTAGCAAGAAGAAGCTCGGCTCGAAGAACCGCTCCAAGGCCCGGCTGAAAGTGGCCCGTATTCACGCAAAAATCTCCGACTGCCGCATGGACCGCTTGCACAAGCTGTCCCGCAGACTGATTAACGAGAACCAAGTGGTCTGCGTCGAATCCCTAGCCGTAAAGAACATGATCCGCAATCCGAGACTGAGTAAATCCATTGCCGATGTCGGCTGGGGAGAGTTTGCGCGACAATTGGAGTACAAAGGTGAATGGGCTGGCCGACAGGTCGTCGCCATCGACCGCTGGTATCCCAGTTCGAAGCGCTGTTCCTGCTGCGGCCATACCCTTGTGCGCTTACCCTTGGATATCCGTAGCTGGACATGCCAGGAATGCGGCACCGAACATGACCGCGACGTGAACGCAGCGATCAACATTAGAGCCGCCGGGCTGGCGGTGTTAGCCCTTGGAGAGAATGTAAGCGGCATCGGTCAAGTACCGCTGTCCAGTTCTCTGTGAATTGGGAATCCCCTTCCTTCAGGGAGGGGAGCAGTCAAACTCGTCTCTCCCTAACCAGCTTCTCGGCGTTCTCGATCAGCGTTGCTTCGAATGCGCGGAACCAGATGCGTTGGGCCAGTTCCAGGTCGCCTCGGCGGACGGCTAGGAGTAGCTGAGTCATCGGGCACTCTTTGCTGTCGACTTCCGCTAGCCACTCCGGGACGAATCCGGCGAATCCGTAGACCGTAAACTCAGGGCCGATAAAGGGCCTTTCTTTCCGATCATGGAACGGCACGCAATCACCGTCCTCGCAGTTCAGAAGCTTGCCGACTTGCTCAGTGACATACTCGCGGTCGCCGTTATCGTCGGGCGGTAGCGCGTTGTCCCAGCGTTCCTGGGCGTATTTCAATGCGGTGTTCATGCGGCTACCCTCCTGTTTTCCTGCGGAATCCGGCAGGCTAGATCTAGGTCTTCGGCAGCTTGATAGAACTCATCGAATGCCAGACCATCCGGGTAGTCGTATGGGCCTGCCGTTTCCCATACCAGTTGTATGAGGCTGTCACAGGCCAAGCACGTCTTGGCGCTGTAGAAGTCACCTTCGTTCTGGCCGGCGACCTTCACGTATCGCTCACCTGCATTCACAATGCGGTAGCAGCATTCGCACAGGTGTCGGCGGCGAGCCTTGCGCGTTTCCTTTGTTTGGAATGACATGATGTTCACCTCGCGTTCGCGTGCATGCGGCTGCGAATCGCCCCGGATTCGAACCGGGTCATGTGGTTGCTGCACTATGCAGGAGAGGACTTGCACCCCCGCCTTGTCCCGTCGGACTTCATGATTGGCACCAAGCACGATTCGCATGCGCATACAGGCGAAAAAATGCCCGGACTTGCCGGGCTAATGAGGGGTAGGGTGGGGATGGCCGGCGCTACCCGGCATCTGGCTTTACGGCATATTCGGCACGTTCGCTGCGCAGTTTCTCTCTGCGTCGGATTCGGTGGCGCCACCTATAGCTACTAGGCTAGAGAAGCATCCAGAAGCTGCCGCGCTGCTCGCTTGAGCATCATCCCCATTGAAGGGTGGCGTCCTTGCCGGGGAGTCAGTCGTGGCGCTCGGTATATGATCCCCAAGCTGCCTCTTGTTCAAACCACTCGCCTTCGGCCAACTTCTCGGGCCAGCCGGGAGCGCCCTGGTTCTGCAGCCAGAATCTGGCAAATTGGTCCAGTTCCGCCTTGCGTCGCTCAACGTATTCGAGCGCTGTGATTTGGTCGCTCATCTCTCCTCCAATGTGTATGCGCCAGGGCGCGGTTAGGCGGTGGCCTTGGCGATTGCGGCGCGCGCTAACTTGTTCGTTGTCTCTATCGCAGGGTCGCCAAGATTGTTCCGGGTCATGTAGTCGGACTTCTCGCGCTCCATGGCTATCAGGGCCTCCAGCAGGTCCGGCGCCGCAGCGATCAGGCGGGCGTTTGCTTCCTGTTGCTCTTGCTGCTCGGTAGGTCCGCAGGCTGCGACTTCCTGAAGCAAACCGCCACCGATGCGCGCCTCGATGTATTTGGTGTAGCTCTCACGGCCATTGACGAACCAAGGCCCCGGCGTATGCTTGCTCATTCTGTCCTCCTGCCTGTCAGGCGTCTTGCGGTGGTGCGGGTAGGGGCATCCAGTGGGTGGTTTCAGGCCGTTTTACATGGCCAGGTCCATCGGCACAGGTTTCGATGTGCTGGCAAGAGTCCTCAGCCAGCATCCAGAAACCGCCTTCATCCGAGCTTTCGTCAGTTTCCCAGCGGTCGAACTCGGGAGCGAAGCAGTCCCATCCCGGCCACTTTCTCCAGACCATGACTTCACCCAAGTTCTCTGGGTGCCTGTCGCTGCACTTTATCCACTCACTCATCTCTCACCTCACCAATACATAGTCAGAAACAGGACAACGAACAGCGCTGCGAACTCGCCAAGGTCTGGCATGGATTACTCTCTTGCCCGAGGGCTTGTGATTGGCTGTATGGGGGAGTGGTCTGGCCGGTTCTGAGTCTCTGTCCGGCTGGCGCCGGGCTGGGTCACTGGCGGACTAGATAGCTGCGCACACGCTATACCCCTAGCGCTGTGCGACCAGACCACTCTCCGATACAGCCTGGCGATGGGGAGCCAGGTGGATCGGGCCTGCGTTGGGGATCCCGGCAGGCGCGGGTGGTGACTACTTGTCGTATTTCTCGCCGCAGAATGGGCAGTAGGAGGCGCGCAGGAAGCTTTTCTGCTTCACGTTTTTCATGCCTCCCGACTTTTTTGGTGCCTGATACTGGATCTCCACCGGGCAGGCTGCTCGATGGTTTACCCCTTCGCTTCCGCCGAGGCTGAACACATAGCCTTGAAGCTCAACACTCAATCCGGTTGCGCCAGTTGGGAGCTGCTGCTGTACGTGTTCCCTCAGTCGCTGTTCCGACTCACTGTGACAGTTGCACATGTCTTCCTCTCTTCCCGTATCAGGGCAAATGGAGCGAACGCCGGGCGCTTCCCCGGATGCGTCAGGTCTGGCTGCGCTAGCCCCTCGACTCGTTCGCTGTTCGGTGGCGGCTCACTCGTCGAATTCGACGAACTCGCCCTCGGCACTCAACTGGTACCAGGTGTCCGGCTTTACGCCGTTCTCCCCGACCTTGCTGGCGCGGATATGGATGAGGCGCCCTTCGTCGTCACGATGACATAGGACGATGGCGCTACCAGCAGATGCGCGAGCGCGGCCTTCGATGCCCAGGGATGCGGCGACGGACTCCTTGCCGCTGACCTCGGCTGCCGATCGGTAGCCGGTGTTCGACGCTGCCGATCGGTAGCCGGTGTTCGACGCTGCCGATTGGTCGCCGGTGTTCGACGCTGCCGAGTAGTCGCCGGTGTTCGACGC